AATTTGAGTCCGAACTAAACCAAATTAAATTAGATCCTATTGAAGATGTAAGAGTTGAAACAGAATACACAAAACTAAAATCACAAATACAAAACAAACAAGGAAAAAACAATGGCAGACTTTAATAATAAAATAAGTTTATGGAAAAGAAAACCTAGTGAAAACGATGTGGCAGGTAAAGCTTATCCTCACTATCAAGGTAACATTAATGTAGATGGTGTGGTTAAAGATGTAGCTGTTTGGATTCAAACAGATAAAAAAAATCCTGCACAACCTGATATGTCAGGCACAATAAAAGAGCCTTATAAAAAACCAGAAAATAACAATGAGGATTTACCAATATAATGTCTGAAGAAGTGAACCCAAAACATTATCAAAAAAGTATTCAAACATACGATGCAATCGTAAGCCAACTATCTCCACTAGAGGTGGTTGGTTTCTTGCGTTCACAAATTTTGAAATACACAATGAGGTTCGGTGCAAAGCATGGCAGTACAGCAGAAGCTTGTTTAATGGATGTAAGGAAAGCTAATTGGTATTCCAATAAATTAGAATTACATTTGCAAGGATTAGATAGTCCAAAACAAAAAGCTCCTGATTATGTCTCTAAACCAAACATCACAAATTTATTTAAGGACAAACATGAATAATAATGGACATATATATTTGTCAAAAATTAAATACGATTGCTTATCTTTTATAAGTAACTTTATAAAACAAAATAAATTCTCTCCAACTTATAAAGAGATTGGTGAACACTTCCAGTTCTCAAGAGCTAGAGCTGGTGCAATATGTGCAGAGTTATTTAAGCTAGGTTTAATATCAAAAGGTAAGGCAGCTCATCGTAAGATTAGAATGACTGATAAACAAAGCACACAAATACCAACATTAAATTTTAATAAAGAATATTCAACAATGGATTTAAGACGATGAGTAAAGAAGTAATTAAAGAAAGTTATTACGAAATTCAAACCAAGTTTGAAGAAAAATTTGATAATGCAGAATTAGCTGCAAAGTCAGATAAGCCAAGTGAATTGGCTAAATTAAATGTTCTGGATATTAAATTTGAAAAGTCCAGGATTAAACTTAACGATGGGACAGACAAGGATGGCAGCAAAAAGTAATAGCCTTATTAGAAGATATGCCAAACTTCAAAAATTGCATGATGAAATTATGCGACCAATTAAAAATAAAGGTCGTCAATGTGTTCATACAGTTATTGCAAAAAAGAAGTATGACAAAACTTTTAGGCAAATTGTTAGTGTTGAAAATGAAGATGCTAAATTCATTTATGCACAAACATAATTACTAACTAACTTAAAGGTTGCAATAAATCGTAGGCTAGGAGTCTGCCCAAAACAAAGGAGAGAGAAATGCCAAGACCATATAACCATGTAGTTAAGACTGAATTTGATACAGTTCTTAATAAAGCCATTGGAAAAAAAATTAAACAAGCAAGAGATAATTATATTATTGATAAAAAAATAAAATGTACTCAAAGTAAATTAGCAAATGCTTTAAATCCACCAAAAACATTTCAGCAGATTCAAAAATATGAGAAAGGACAGAATGGAGTATCAACAATTTTATTACTTCAAATAAGTAAATTTTTTAATAAGCCACTTGAATATTTTACAAGTGAAGCTGCAGAATTAGTAGGTCAACATAAGCCACCTATTAATAGTTCTAATAATGATGGAGATTGCTCCCTGTCATCAGAACTTTAACAAGTGCTTATTACATCATTATTCCCTAATGATGTAAGTGATTGTGGGTGCTTTGTAACCATCCACTTTAGTTAGTGTATAGAGGGTAGGTTTATTAGTCATCTCCCTACCCTCTTAAATTATGTATTTTATAATCTGGAAACCAAAAGAAATATTTACCACCTTTAGTAATAATATATTTTCTTTAGAAAAAGATGCTAGAGAATTCGCTAAAAAAAGTATTAAGAAAAAAATTGAGTGGGATGTAGTTCCCTATGATAAAGAGAACTACGATAAGTATTGGTACAAATAATTAATTAGTAATTAAGTAATGAGCTACTAAACAAAGCTCAATTATTATTAAAGCTTCTATCATTTTTTAATATACTCCTCTGCATCTTTTTTGTTTATAAAAAATTTTTTGGTGAATAATGTATCATTTACATTTGCTATAAATTTACCAAGTTTATATTTTCTTATTCTTTTACTGCCATGTCTGACTCTATAAACATATAAATTATTTTTAATTGTCATGTTAATCCTTAAACTGATTGTTTAACCAATCGCTTTTTTCTTTTTCCATTTCAGTATTAGCATAAGGTTTAATGTAAGTTCTGTTCACAAAATTTACATCCTTATCACCTAAAGCATTTGCCAGGTCTTGAGGATCTGTGTACTTCTTTTTGAATGACCAGTAGGTAGCCATATAGTGCCTGAAAAAATAGCTTTTTCTTTCAATGGGTAGTTCTACCCCAAAACTCTTTATTGCCCTGTCTAGCGCCCTTATAATCGTTTCTAAACGCATAAAATTGCCCTTGCTATTAAGAAACAAATTAGTTTGAGTTTCTGGTAATCTATTAAGATGTTCAAATATTTTATCTTTAAGACTAATAGATATTGCCAAATCTCTAGTACCTGATTTAGTTTTAGTTGCACCTAAAGATTGATCTCTTTTAACTGCATTAGTTATACTTATGTAGGGAACATTAGATTTAAATTTTAAATTAGATTTATTTAAACCTCTGATCTCACTTGGTCTACAAGCAGTCTGCAACATAATATGAAACATTAATTTCATATCATCTCTTTCCACATGATTAATAAGCTGCTGAACTTTTTCTAAAGTCCAATCATTAAAATCTAATTTAGGTTGCTGCTTTTCAACTACAACAATGTCAGATAAAAAATTCATATCCTTACAAACATTTCTTTGAATTTTATCTTGAGAAGCTGAATAGTCCAGGATGGCACTTAAAACATTAAAAATTTTAGATAATGTTTTTGCATTAATAGATTTTTTATTTTCTAAATGTGTAACAAAATCTTTGATTAAATCCTTGTCAATTAATCTAATGTCTTGGTTTTTAAAGTAAGGCAAAACATGATAGGTAGCCATAGAATTATAATCTTTAATACAGCTTTTAGATGGTTTGCCATATTCTTTTTCTTTATAAAGCTGACGATCAAGCCACAACTTATGTGCATCCTCTATACCCCAAAAGTTAAAATCAATAATTTTGAAACCATCTTTTTCAATCTTTTTAACTACTAAAGGTTTAAGAGTCTTTTTATTTATACTGGTAATAAATTTAATTTTATTATCAGCTCCCTTATATTGAAAACGATATTTAGTTTTACCATTAATTTTAACTGATGATATATTATTGTACTCTAGCTTTTCTTTAGACATTATGGTCTCCCCCCATAATAGTTTAACTCATTTTCTTTTTGACATTCTTCCAATTGATCTACTGGAAGTTTTGGTTTAGGTACTTCTCTTTTATTTCCAACTATTTCTAATACAGAGATTGAATTGTTAGAAACTTGATCTTCAATTAATTTAGACATTCCTTTTACATGGCAACCAAAAGCACAACCAGAATTTTTAGATTGGTAATGACCATCTCTATTTTCATATCTGTAAGTTTCATTTTTAATTAATGCTTCTGATAATTCTTTGTCAGTTCCTTTTTTTAATTTACTAACTATTGATTTATAAACTTGATCGCTATTTGCAATTCTTGAAAATAAAGGTAGGTAGTGGCAATAATCGCTGTACCAAGCTTTTCTAAAACCAATTAAATTATAAGCAGTACAAAATTCAAATTGTGCTGACCTTAAATTTGTATAACCAGCATCAAAAGAAATTCTTCTGCTACCTATTTTTTTTATTTGAACTATTTTACCAGCAGAAGTTCCATACTCCATTCCTGTGTAAGAATCTAAAAGAACATAATCACCAACTTTTAATTCTATGTTGTATTTGTCTGTAGTCATTTTACTCTCCTCTATATTAGTTATCATTAACTTATACATAGGTTATAGCTGATGTTAAGTAGCTTATCAACAGTCATTTGACTATATTTATCAGTCATTTTACACATGGCTACCTGGAATATAAAAAAAATATGCAATCCATCGGTATAGATTCGGTATATATTTTTAGAAAAATTTTTGTTTTTCCTTGTAAAACCGAATAGTACAGATACAAAAAAAGAGCCGAAAAGAATCTTGCGATCCAATTCGGCTATGTATATAAGGTTTTTTAAAATGCCCCTGTAGCTCAATTGGTAGAGCAATTGATTTGTAATCAATTAAACCCCCTAAATAAACTAACTATACTTGAACTTTTAAAAAAAAATATATTGTCAGTATAATTTTTATATTTGTTATTACACATAAACATTAACTCTATGTTAAGCAAATGATAACACAATATAAACTTTATACCATTTAAATTTTTTTACCCACCACTATCCCTGCAAGTCAAATGACTCACATCTGATCTAAAAAGACCAAACCTATTCTGTTATTTTCTTTTTCTTTTCTTTGCAGTCTTTGCTGCCTTTTTAAAATTCGCTGATGTTGGCGCACCTTTAGCTCCTACTTTTCTCATTCGTTCACCTGAACCAGCTTTGATTCTTTTTCTTTTTGCATGGATGTTTGCGTATAATCCTTTTCTTTTTGCCATTGTTTTTCCTTTTCTATTAGTTTTTTGAAATCATCTTTTTTCATACAATCGTAATGTGCTTTTTCCCCACCATAGAAAGCTACGAAAGATTCTGTATTTACCATTTCGGCTTGGCAATATTTACACTTGCCAATGTTAATAACTATAACACTTGGTTTTTTCCAAAGTTTTTTTGCCATCTATCTCCAGGCTTTTCTTGACCAATAATTTGCTGATAAAGTTTTTTGTCCTTTAGTTTTAATCCCACCTGATCTTGCAAGATAACTTTTTCTAGCTTTAGGATTGTTCTTTCGGATCTTCATATTAGGATCTCCAAAAGTAACTTTATTAACCTTACCTGTTTTTTTATTACGAACATACACACCACTCTTTTTTGATTTACCTGCTGGTAATCTAAATGGTTTATTGAGTGTAACTTTTCTACCTTGATACTCTGCCATTATGCTTTAACCTTTGGTTTTGGTGGTGGTACAATAACTTTTTCGTTACATATAAACTTAATAAAAATTTTATTTTTATTTACTTCCTCATAACCTATTTCTTCTAGTTTAAGAATTGACTCTGTATTTCCAGCTATCATACAAGAATAACCATCAACGAATAAATCAGGATATTTGTAAGGTGGTAAGCAAGTGTTTGCTACAGCAGAACACATTATTAAATTTAATACAAATTCCATTAATCGTCTTTCTTTTTAATTTTATGAAGTTCATCTTCTAAACTTGTAATTTTTTTATTAGCATCTTCTAAATCTTGTGCTGAATGTTCTAATTTTTGTAGACATCTTTTGTTAGCACTATCTTTAGATTTACCTGCGTCTTGCAGTTCAGCTACTTCCTGCTTGAGGATACGAACTTGTTCTTTATATTCGTTAATCAGTTCTGAATTTTCTGACATCAATTATTTTTTATTGTTCCTAAATACTTGAGTGCCTTTAATTCCAAAAATACTAGCCACTACTAAAATCCAAAGATTTGTGAACCATGATGGAAGTGCTGCAAAATGTTCAAAGAAAATATTAACCTTGTCCATAGCTTCTGGATCATCTGACCATACTGCCCAAGCCAAAATTATAATTGGGAAACTTAAAATTAAAAGACAAAATTCATCCTTGTAATCATTCTGTCTAGCTTCTAAAAGTTTGCCCTGATATTCAGTTTCACCTTTAGCCATTTTGGTAGCTGCCATGTGTTGAGCATCTGCCATAGCCATTTTAGTTTCTTGTCTTTTTTTATAGATATGAGTACCAGCATTTAAAGCTAGTTTGACTGCACTTAACCACATAATGTTCTCCTATAATTTTGCTGACTGCATTTTTTTAGAAAGTTTATTTGCTCTGTTAGGTGTTTGCTTTGCCCATAAAGAGTCTAGCATTTGGAAAGCAGCTTCCCCATAATCTTCATTATCAAGAGCCTTAAACATATTCTTAAATTTGCCAACACCACCCTCACCAATTTGATAAACCATATTAATAATAACTTCTTTAGCTGTATTATTAATTGGTCTGTCAGCAATTAATCTTTCTGCTGCATCTAGTGTTCTTTGAAAATCTTTTTCAAAAACAGTTTCACCCTCTGCTTTTGTATATTCTATTCCATGTTCATAATCATCTTCAGGTGTAATCTTATGACCATAAAAA